ATTTGTTCAATCCTATTGATTGTCTGATTGTTTCCTGTGATTGTGATATTGTTATTACACCAATTTGGCATTTATACCTCCGTCGCTTTCTTTTTTAAAAAACTTGGGTGAACATTCCATCTCATACCAGTCTTTGGGATATTAACCAAGATATATTTTTGTTTAATTCTCTCCACTTTACCTTCCAAAAGCATTCCTCTTCTGCCTCTGAAAAAACAAGTTTCGCCTGGCTTAAAACTCATCTTCGTTTGTTGCGCCAAAGAATCTCGTCTACATCTAATGTGAGATTTTAAATTGTCCAATTCGTTCTCGGACATTTTGTAAATTGTTTCGATTATTTTATCTGTATTCATGTGCCCTTTCATTGTTATTAATTAATATTAATGTCTGCTACCAAAATAGTCAATCGCTTAGAATGAGTCAATAGTGCGGGTTATTCCTTCATACATCGCTTAAGAATGTCAATATGGTCATTAATTGCATCCTTTTCTAATAACTTCCAGTCCCCAAATACTTCCTTACCTTTGTCAGTATAAGTTGACTCAACATAATACCAAGTGACTTTAGGTCTTCCAAGATAATCCTTTGCGCCTTCTAACTTCGCTAGGTATATAAATTGTTCCCCAGATCTAAATCCGTTAGCCTTATAGTCAGCTTCGTCTTTGTATATTTTATATCCACAATTCTTTTCGCCTCTGTCTCTACCGTAATATACATTTTGAACATCATATAAAGGATTCGTTCTATCTTCAAAGTCAATCTCATCTCCTACTATGTAATGCCATTTAGAACTATCACCAAGCATTATGCCTCTAGTGACTTTCGCTGGGTCTTCCCAATTCTCAATTAAGTTATAACCCAATCCACCTGTGTATCCATCCCAATGTTGATATGAAGCTATAATTCTCTTCCCTTGTTGTATTCCTATTCTCGCTCTTGTACTCATGTTCCTCCCTAGTATAGTTTGTCCGACGGTTGATCTTCTAACTCTTCACCCGTGTAGTCGTCGGTTTGACTAGTTGGGTAGTCTTCATTCCATTTAGTATTACATCTAGGACACTTGTCATCACTTTCATTTAAAGGACCATACTCACAATTTCTGCAATACCAATCGTCAGCATATTCCAATAGGTCATCCTGTTCTGCTTTTTCTAAATACATTATGTCTCTATCTATCATTTAATTTCTTATCCCTTTCCTCTTTACTAATATTTCTAGGTTCTGCTCCAGCCTCTCTCATAGTCTTACTTGGCTCTTCCCATATGTCCATCGCTTCAGCTTTATCGTCTGCATCATATTCTCTACCTGGAACATTAACATTTGGGTCTTCATCACCCGGCGTTCCATATGGGTCTACTTCTATACATAAGTCTCTTAATATAGATTCAACTTCAGCCTTAAACATTGTTGGCTCAACTATCTTTACCGCGTGTTCTAATCTTGCTTTTAGTTCGTATAGGAAGTGGCTACTCATGTCGCAATCTCTCCTCTCGCTAGTTTATTAATTGGGTCTTCTTCTAATGGCTCCCAAGGTAATTCATTATCATCATATAATGTGTACCATTGGTTCTCTATGTCTTTGTAATCGTGTATCAGCTTTTCAGGTTCAACATCGTGCCAGCCTTTCATTCCACCAGCTAGTATGTGAACCAATGTTTCACTATGTCCGTCGGTTCCATGCTCCTTCATAATATCTTTATACTCAACCTGTAGGCATCTCTCCGCCATTTGATAATGTGTTAAAGGTAAAGACCTTTCATCATTATGGATAACCGTTTCCATTTCGTCTATGTCAGTAGCGCCTATCGTCCAAGTTCTCATGATTCAAATTCCTTCCATCTCCACTTGTTCAACCATTTACCCATGTGGTCATCAGTTCTAAAAGGATCCTTGGTAGGTGTGTGGCCCATGTAGTTTATTCCGTCTTGAACAACCTGTGTTCCATGGTCGCAACTTAACACCCAACCTGCGGGTCCGTATAATACAGCCTCTCCTCTATGAATCTGGCCCTGCTTGTTTTTGTAATACACTTTGTCACCCTTTTTGATGTCAGCATAATACTCGTCTTCCCAACTTACCATTTCGCTAAATTCAGCCATTACCATAATCTCCCATTGCCTATTGACATACCATTTTCGTCAACGGTCTCCATTGCTTTTCTATCCAAGTGTTCTGCCCATGTGTGGTTTATGCCATAGCCCTTCTCTTCATGACATCCATTTACAGGATAATACTTGTAGAATAATTCGGAAGTCTTTTTAGACATTCCTGCTTCTTGTAGTCTGATTATTAAAGCTCGAATCAAGCTTCTTTGGTTTGTACCGCTAGTCCAATAAGAATGATCATCGCTCATCTCATATGTCCAGTCGTGTTCTTTTAATAACTTTTCTAATTCTATTAATGTGCCTTTTATCTTACTCATATCTTTTTGCCTATATTGCCTTTCTTATTATATTAAGGCCTTGTACCAAAATAGTCAAGGCCCTAATTTGTCTTTTTAGTCTAAGAGTACCATGTACTCTTTGGCATAGTGTTTTCTAAACCAATCTAAGCCTTTTCTGACCAAATCCCATTTTGGGTCATCCCCATTGTTAGGATCAGCTGTCATTTCAGCGCCTTTGATTAAGTCATAAACCGCTACAGCATTAGGTTGTAACCAAACCTTTTCTCCGCTGTATGGATTCTTGATTAATTCAGGCTCATCAAACACTTGAAGATCCAACCCTTTTGGTATTAGGGGTTGGTTCTTATCTACTTGTGGTTTTTCCATGTTAGTCTGCCCTCGATTGCATATAAGCCTTCATACCATACTTTTCCAAAACATCTGCGAAAGCATCGCAACCTGTTTCTTTGATATCCATTGACTGAGTATAGCTGTTCTTATGTCCTTCGCTTATTTTATGCCAAGGTACTCTCCAACCGCCATAAACGCCATTTGAGCCTATATCGTTTGATTTCAGCCATTTAACAAAAGGTCCTCTGGCTGGTCGGATTAAAACATTAGCGAAGCCACAATACATAGGCTCGCCATGCTTTTCTACAAATTCATCAACAGCCGAATCTGATGATGCCTTTGCTTCTGCAAAGATCTCTTGAGGTGTTTTCATATTATTATAAAGTGCCCCTTTCATAGTATTATAATAAATTCTGGTGCCAAAATAGTCAACCACTAAGAAGTCCCATTTCTAGGGCCTCATTCAACCAAGGTTGTATAATGCTGGGTGGATTTGGGTTTGGATCGGGGCCGGCATAACATATTGTACCGGGGTCCCCATCTGGCTGTCACAGCCTTTTTAAATATATCGGGCTAGGCCCTAAATGCTATAACCCTAACGACTACCACGATAATCGATAGGGTTATGCCTAATTCATCTTAACACTAGGGCCAATTGGTTAAATTGGTTACTGAATAAACAATTGCTTCAACTTGTTTATAGTACCTGTAATCTGTGCCTGACCATCCGCCCAACTCTTCTTTTGGAACGATATAGTCTTAGCCTTTTCATTAGCTATCCAAGTCTCAACCTTCGCTGGTATTAACTTAATGTCAGAAACAATCTTTGGTTCCGCCATTGCTTGAACAGAGATGAAACAGATTGCGATGCCTAATAGTATGCCTATAAAATATTTCTTCATTATGCCTTCACTTCTGTAGTCGTATGAATTGGAGCAACCGTTGGTTCAATTTCCAACTTAGGTTTTCCAACATTTCTTTTCACATATTGAGTAATAGCTGTTTGAGCCGCCTCGCCTGTGAAATCAGAATGTGACATTAAAAAAGAACATATATCTGCTTTACTTAAAGGCTTCTCTAACTCCACTAATTTGACATCAGTGTGTTTTCTCATATTCAGCGTCTTGATTCTGCCAACATAGTCATTCGCGAATCTTACCTTCGTTTGACCATTTGGTGCTGTAGATATGCCTGCTACTTTAAATGTTCTAGAGTCCATAACTCTTCTCCTTATATTGATTATTAATAAAGTTGATTAAAATTATTTTCGATGTTATAATACACGAAAGATATAAATTAAAAAACTCCATATATACTACCATTATAATGCCAAACACCAAAAAAGTCAAGAAAATTGGGCCTGAAATGACCCGCTATTTTATTGGCTTTTCTGCCAAAAATCCAAAAATTTTTCCAAAAACGCCCCACCAAACCCCATTTTCAGAGCCAATCTTCAGAGCCTGACAGAGCCGACAGAACCGGTTGACAGAGCCTGAACAGAGCCTTCTTGACAGAGCCGACAGAGCCAGGAAGCAGAGCCATCAAAGGGTCAGACAACAAGTGGATTGATATAGCATATAAGAAGCTCGAAGTCAACCCCTTACGCTGTAGTGTAGTACATAGTGTAAGCAACCATTAGGGCACCGTAGGGGCACGGTCAAGAACGGTGGGAAACGGTCCGCTATAGGCTATTTTCCAAAAAATAAAGCTAAAAATTATTTCGGTGAAGGATGGTGACGAGAGGCATAGTTTAAATACTCTTACGCATACAGCTACCTTAAAGCCCATACCTAATACCATACCGTTCTAGCTACCATTCCCGGACCACTTCTACCATTGTGCCACTTCTGATCCACTTAACCATTGCAGTATCCTGCTCTACCCTTGCACACGGTCCAGGACCGTTCAACCAAGGTGCCCACAGCGAGCTCTTCACAGCGAGGCCTATATACTCACAGCGAGACCTTTATGTTCACAGCGAGCTCTTTAGCATATAGCATAATAAACATAATCCAATTTAAGTTATAACCGTCTAGGGATCAAACTCCTAGCATAGAATAAGAGTTAACACAGAAGACGTCAAGCATAAAGAACGAAGTGAAGTCAAATCTAACATATCGCGACCGCGTGTGCTTCGCACACAAGTGAATTGACCATCATCGCAATTTCTGGCGCCGCCGCCCTTCGGGCTCTAATTGACCTTGACCTGACTGCCAGAAAAGTTAAGTAAATGTAATGATACTAATACAACGTGATAACTTCTTTCCAAGTGAGGCATTAGAGAATATAAGAAAGGAAGTATTAAAACTTCCATTATATGATAAGCAAGAGTACAATGCCAAATTTAAAAGGAAAGAGAATTGGCCTGGGGTGCGTTCTGACTTACTACAAATAGTCAACCCAGAATTGAATACAGTTATCCATAACAACTTAGAAGCCCTACCCTGGTTGAAAGGATTGAAGTTTAATATCTTTGCACACTATAGAGCAAAGGATTCAGCAAAGTCAGAGATCCATTGCGACTTAGAATCGTTAGCAGGATTGATCTATCTTAACCCAACCAATACATCAAGTGGGACTTATATCTATAACGCAACCGAAATCATTAACGACATTAAGTACGTACAAAATAGACTTATAGTTTACTCAGGGGCTCAACCACATCACAGCTACGGACACTTTGGAGATAGTCCTGAAAATGGACGTCTAACTCTTAATCTCTTCCTGGGTGCTGTTTGGGGTGAAACTTCCGATTACAGTAAATAGTAGTATGGAAATTGCAGATGGTATTGTGAATACCTACGCCTTTGTTGTAAGTTGGATTGATATCTCTAGAGGGGTATTCCTATCTGAAGGGATGCCAAACTTACAAGAGTGCATGGCGTATCTCAATACTTTTAGCTATGATGCTACGCAAGTAAAATTGGAGTGCATTCAGGTATACCCTGAACAGTAAGAGTAAGTATGGAAGTAGACGGATGGAGAAGTGTCCGGAAGGACATTAGTTTAAGAAGTGCGAAGAAGCAGGGCGGCAAAATCGCTAACTATTCACTTGACATAATCAATAGTGCTATCAACCAATGTGTTATGAAAAGGGTAGCCTTAGATGTGGGTGCCCACATAGGAATAGTATCCAATCAATTAAGCAAAGTCTTTAGGTATGTTCATGCCTTTGAAATTGATAATGATATAAGACCTCATTTAATATATAACCTACAACGTAAAGGGGTCACAAATATAACAGTACATAACTTTGGGTTGGGTGAAAGAACTGCAGGGGTCAACATACACAAAAGCAATAAGTCTTTTTCAACCCATATAATTCCAGAGTCAACAGGTATCTATAAAATACAACCTCTGGACGACATAGGGTTAGATGATGTAGACTTCATTAAGATGGACGCCGAGGGGTATGAACCTTTAATCATTAAGGGTGCTATGCAAACCATTCTTCGTAATAGACCTGTTATATTATATGAGTGTAAAGACCACCCCACAAGGTACGGCGACTATCACAAAGACAGTGTCCTGGAGATGCTTGAACCTCATGGCTACAAATTAGTTAAGAAAGTAGGCAGGGGTCTTAAGAATGCAATCATAGAGTTTAAAGGGTAGTTTATGGATCTCATAAGTCTAATGGAGATAATCCATTGGTGTAACGAAACTGCCGCGGTAACAGTCATACCAATGTATGTAGCCGAACAATGCTCAGGCTATTATCAATACACAATCGATACATACTTCGCAGGCGATTGGGAAGAGTTCCAAAAGTCTTATAAAGCCTTTGAAGAAATGTTTTCCAGTAAAGAATAAAACATACTATAAGTTCTATTATTGTTTTTCTTTTCTAAAATTAACTCTAAATAAAATTACGGTATATGAAATGGATTTTATTAGTTTATTTTTTTGTAGTTGGACCAACCGGAGGATGGTTGGAGATTCAACGGGTTCCATACGAGAGTAGATTCGATTGTAAACAAGCAGAAGAGAATTTCAATTTAAATCCAGACAAACCTGAAACACTTATGGCAAGATGTAAGGAGTTTTCACACAAAGGATAGTATATGAAGTGGGCACTAGTAGTATATTTTTTAGTTGGTGGAATTTGGCAGTCAGCAGAAGATTTAAAATATGATGGCTGGTACCGTATGCATTTTGAAACACAAGAAATATGTGAACAATATGCTAATAGATTTAATTCAACTCCTGGAGAAAAGATAAAAGGCGTTTGCGAACTATCGTTTGTAGACGAATTAAAGTAATGTGGCAAGTTCTTGTAATGGTTTGTTTTCTAACATATCCTTGCCAATACTTTGTCCAGTCCCCCACTGAATTCTACAAATCATATGATGATTGTATAGAAATAGCTAATTTCAAAATGCAAGAGCTTACCCAAAAGTTTGAAGCAAATGGGTATACAGTTGTTCACGCACAATATACCTGCATAAAAGACGCAATCTAAGTTATAATCCCACATAAGTACTATTACAATGGCATTTAGAAGAGCTAAAAAGCCTAAGCCTTATAATGTTGTAGGCAAGAAACCAAAACAGTATAGAGGCTTTAGGATATTAAAAGACGGGGCTATGCAACATTGGGATAAACACGCCAATGGACACAATAAAGGCGGATGGAGACCCAAACGAAGTCAGATGACAGGAAGTCGAGGTACTGGCAGATACTCTCCGGCCCAATCGTAATGGGAAACTTTATTGTTAACATAATCCTAATAATCCTAATCCTAATAACCATATTTCTTGCAGGGCAATTAACTTGGAATATCTTTATGGGAGTATATCTAACATGAAACACGACAATAGATACTTTAAAAACGGTAACAAACAGTTATTAAAAGAATTTATAGCCATGTTAGTAGTAATGCTAATTCTAGGCCTTGTGGGTTTTGGATTAGGTTGGTATAAAGGACATATGATATGGCAACCAGATCCAGAGGAAAGCAGGTTAATTAAAACACCCAAAATTATATGAAATTTTACATTTACACAACAATATTCTTAATTTGTTTTACACTATTTCTATATTCGTTATGGATAAAAGGTACGCCTGTACCTGGAATTTAAATGATTCATGACCTTACCCTGTTTACTGAATCCCTAACACTTGGCCCTTGGACATTCTTGCTAGGGGTAGCAATTATAATAATAACTGTAATGTTAATCTTCAAGTGGATACCCAAATGGAAAAAACAAATAGACGATAAGCTAGATGATCTCTGGAAATAATACCACTTTATAATAAATACACATATTATGGCAAAGACAGCAAACAGATCAAAAGATATTATCCCTTTATTGGGTCTTCACGACACTGAAGGTCAATTGTTTGAAAACATTGATGAAATCGGTGATGATCTAGTTGTTACTTCAAGCAGAGTTGGAGCAAAAGCTCTTGACGTTCAAGCTGATAGTGATAACAAGATTTCTAAAGGACCTAATTTATGGCTGACAAGAACAAATAGCAATCCTCAAAAAGGCGGAAAAGGTGGTGCCATTTGGTGGCAAACAAATAATGACGCTGGTGAGATGTTGGATTATGCTAATTTGAGTTTAGTTATTTCAGATGCTAAAGACGGAACAGAAGATGGTAAGTTGGAAGTAGCTTTAAGAACAAACGGAACAAGAGAAACCATTTTAAAATTTGATGCCAATGGTATTGAATTAGCAATAGACAAAAGTATGGTTTGGCAAAGTTCTGGATATAAAAAGACTTTCTTAAAAGCAAATGCTACTAAGAAAAGAAATATTATTCTTCCTGATTCAGATGGAAATGTTTTAGTAAATGATAGTGGTACAGTTCTAGTAAGCGACTTACCTACATCAGACCCTGGAGTTGCTAATCAATTGTGGAACGATAGCGGAACACTTAAAGTATCAGCAGGTTAATAATGAAGTGGATAATCATTGTGTGGTTAATAACCGCAGAATGGCCCGTAGGTGGTTCAGTCCAATACGGCATATGGCATCCTTCACAACCAGAGTGTTGGGGTTCATTAATTAATGACCGTAATGATATCGTAAAAAGAATCCAAGAACAATATCCTGGCGCAAAGTTTGATGATATAGATTGTATGTCTAGTGAATGGTATAAGTCTAATGTTACTGAACCTGGATTTGAAATAGATGAATTAACTGGTGATCTTAAAGATGGTCATTCATCATATCCTTCAACTGAAATAAAGAGTAATGGGCGAATAAAATCAATCCGCCCAATACAAAGTTAAACTACTTCTTAACTACATCACTTCCAGCATCTTTAAATGCTTTCTGCACACCAGTATCAATTTTAACTCTCTTAGACAAATATCTAAGTAGTAATCCATAAGCTGGTAAGAATACTATCAAACCAACAAAGATTTTTAATACTGTTTGAGAACCAGCAATTTCAAACCAGTTAGCCGCCATATACTCATTAGCAGAACCAGAGAATGCTGTGAAGAAGAATGCATATGTGTCAATTATGTTTGCAAATACAGTTGAAACTGCAGGTGCTAACCACCAATAAGAATATTTCTCTCTTAGGTATTGGAACACATAGACATCTAACAACGTACCAATTGCATACGCAGTCGCACTAGCAAAACCTATTCGGAATGCTACCGACTGTGGAGCACCTTCTGCCAATACAACCAAAATGGATGCAATGATGGCTAGTGGATACGCCGCTGTAATTGTTGAACGTGCGATATTCTTTCCTAAAATACGTACTGTCAAGTCTGTTGCCAATACTACTAATGGGAAAGTAAATGCCGCCCACGTTAATTTAACTCCAAGAATCTCTACAGGAATTCCAACCAACGCATTCGAAACTGTGATAACTGCAACGTGCAGGATCACTAATTTCATCAGCATTTTTTTATCTACATTTTTAAAATTAAACATTAATCCTCCTCTATATAGATTAATAATGTCTTTGAATTAGAACCATTATAACATCTTTTATGGTAAACGTCTATACAAGAATAAGTTGTATATACATCTTTGCATACCAGAGTTGTGCCAAATGCATAAGTACTTTTATGAGAGATAAAATACATTTAAATCTACATTCTGCTAATTTGGTTAAGAAAGCCAAAGAGAAAATCTTATTCAGAACGCAACGTCAACCCGTTGAAGCAGGAGCTCATGGCACTTTGGAATATACTATCAAAAAAGGTGAAAATACAGGCAGGATCGCCAAACTTAAAAAATTAAAGAAACTTACCGACTAATTTAGCAATTAAATCTATATGTGATGTGCTAGTGTTCAGACAATGAACAAGTTTGAATTCATGTCCACCTTTACTTCTAAAACTTTCTTGCCCTTCATTACCTATTTCATTAATAGTTTCTAAACAATCTGCAGAGAATCCTGGACAAGCTATCAATAATTTATGTACATCATTTATAGGTAAATTTATTAGAGTAGTATCTAAAGCAGGATCAAACCAATCTTTCTTTCTACCAAGTCTACTTTGAAATACAGTTTCAATTGGTATGTTATAAGGTTTTAATTGTTCTCTAATAAGTCTAGTAGTTTTAAGACATTGACAATAATATGGATCGCCCCTTTCCAAAGTTACTCTTGGTACGTTATGATAACTTAAAAGAATCTGGTCAGGTTTCCACTCTAACCTCTCTAGTTCACGTTCTATCGAACCAGATATTGCTTTTATGTAATCATCATCGTCAAAGTATCTTGGAACAATTTGTACTGCTGGTTGCCATCTCATATCTTTTAAAACTCTAAACACTTCATCACTTACACTTCCGGTACAAGATGAACTATACTGTGGGAACAAAGGTAGTACGACTATTGTTTCACAACCTTTATCTTTTAAACTTTTTATTCCTTGTTCTATGCTAGGACCACCATGACGTAATGCCCATTCAACATCAACACCAACCATATCTAATCTTTTAGCCAATAGTTCTGCTTGTTTTTTAGTTGTTATTCTTAACGGTGAGCCTTCAGCAGTCCAAATCTTTTTATATTCTTTTTTAATTTTATGTGGTCTAAAATTTAAAATAAAAACATTTAATATTAACCACCATAATACTTTGTTAAGATCAACAACTCTTGGATCACTAAGAAAGTCTTTAAGGAACTTCCTCATATCTCTCCATCGTAGTCCGCTTGGCGTTCCTAAATTAACTAACAGAACTCCTCTTCGTCCATGTGGTATTTTTGGATGGTCGGGTTTAATCATCTACTCTTTTGATCCTTTGAAGTAGTGTTCTCATCTTAGTATCTGTAGGAGTTTCTGGCTTTTTAACTGCCTTAAAGAAATTGTCTACAGCTTTTCGTTTGTCTTCACGTATATTATAATCATCATCTGTTTTCTTAATTTCTAATTGTGAATTAATATTAATCCTAATACCTTCATCTACAAATGGATAAACTACGTGAGGAGTATGACCTGGGAATACTATTCCTGTTCCTGGAACTGGTCTGACGTGCAATACTCTAAGGTCTTCCATCATTAAATCTAACCCACCAGATAACGGACAATCTTTTTCAACGGGTCCTTGGTATATTCCAATTGGAGTCATCAAATATGATGTACAACTTAATGCTTCTCTATGTGAATGAACAGGAAGATAATCTCCTTTAGTTTGCCAATTAATCCAAGCAGTTGTTTTTTGCATTTCTTTTAATTTAGTATGTGGAACGAAATATTCACGATACTTTTTTCCAATGTGTTCTATAAAGTCTGATCGGCCTTTCCATTCTAACATATTGATATCGCCTATATCTACTTTCTTTCTTTTTCCTTCTGTAGAATAATAAGGTTTTACCATTTCTGTTTGGCCTGAAAGTCTATAATCAATACATTGTTTTAATAAATGAATTGTCCACTCTTTTGAATAATTAATTTTACAAAAAGGAGTACCATTGATCGGCTCTACCATAATATCTTTTACATCAACATCATCAGTATATTCTTTTGATATTACATCATAAAAATCTTGAAAGTTTTTATCTTGCCTAATACCAAACATTATATTAACCATTCCTGACATTGAATTGTTGCTCCAAGACTCCATCGTTCTCCTTCTACTTTAAAAGGATAAGCACAATGTTGAAGTGTTGATGTCATAATAATCATTGTTCCTGGGTCTGGTTTAATAATTTTAACGTCATCCCATTTCCCTCCAGGAAATAATTCTAAACTACCTCTTTTATTTTCAATAAGAGTTGGCTTACCTTCTTCCCAACCCATATCTTCTGTACTACAAATTTCTTTAGGTGCTTTTAAAAATATAATAACGTGTAAATGAGCCTTAGAAGAATAATGAGTATGAATTGGTTGAAACTCATTAGGTGACTGAATTGTTAACCATGAATTTTCTAGTTTAACTGCTGTACGCGGAAGATTCTGTTCCTCCAAAAATGTTAAACATTTATCTAGTATAAAATCTGTATGTTCTGTTTTCTTCCATTTCCAACACCATACCCTGTTTGTGTCCTTTTCTTTTTTAACCTTTATTGCATCGTTCGGGTGTCCAAATTGTCTTATTAGTCTCGCTTCTTTTAAAAACATTTCTGTTTCGCCCTCAGATAGTTTATAAACTTTATATGGAAATTTTGACCACATATTTCCTCTCATTTTAATTTTTCTATTAGGACCTTCAATCATCTTCTTCTCTCGCTTTTCTAGAATATTCTTCTAATGCTTCTTCTTCCTCTTTCATTCTCCGTTCAAATTCTGCAAACTTATATTCATCTGTTTGTTCATATAGTTTGGTTTCCCACTTATATATTATGTTTGTTAAGTCTTGAAAGTGTGGATTAGATTGTGCTACCAAGTCATTCCTGACTTTTCTTATATCTTCTAATATTTGTTTTACAAAATAATATGACTCACTCATAATCTTTCCATCCTTCACATTTAATTAATGCTTTCATACACCATAACTGTCCAGGGCCTTTGAAAGGATATATTGTATGATATACATTAGAACGCATAATAATTGCTGTTCCCGGTCTTGGTGGAATATATTGTTGACGTTCTGGTAGTACCAAATCTAATCCTCCTGTTTTATTAACACCGTCTTCTACAACCTCAAGATGTTCTGGAAACTTTAGAAATACTATTATAAACAAATGATTTCCTTTGTCAACGTAATTCATTACCGGCTTATATTCATTTTCTCCTTGAGTATACAACCAAATGTCTAAAAACTTATTAGATTTTGCTGGCTTTAATATTTCTTCTTGAAAATGTTTAACTTTATTAAGTAACCATTCATCGTGCGTATGTCCTCCCCATCTCATTTCTGGAGTTAAAATTATGTTAGCAACGTTTTCCATAATTTCAGCTTCTTCTAACATCTTTTGATGTACTGGTGGTTCTACGCCATATAACTGATATTTTCTCATTTAGCAATTTCCAAATTATAATTTAAAGTTTTTCTAATACCCTCCCCTTTAAAAGGATATACGTTATGTGAAGTCTGTGAAAGGAATATTAATCCTTGTCCTTCTATGGGTCTAATGTGTAAGTTTTTCTTCTCTCTAGGAAATGTTAAATCAACACCTCCGTCTTTAATATTTGGATCAGCAAGTTGTTTAGGAACATTTATATAAGTTATTCCACTTAAGAATCCGCCGTGTTCATGCACAGGAACATAATGATTTTGTTTTTGGATATTAATCCAAGACGATATAGTATTCATTTGGTCAGGTTCATCAAAGTTTAATGCTTCATGCCATAGCTTACCAACTTTACCTATCCAATCTTCTTGACCTTCTATTTTAAAATATGTTGCTCCACCGTGTTCAACAAAACCCGATGAAGTAACATTATATTCTATATCTGATTCTAAGGTTTTAAAATACTGCAACCATTCATTATTATATTCAATTTGTACAACCTTAAGTTCAGGCCATACATTTATGACCTTAATATCATTCAGATTTGGTCTTGTCACTCGAAGCACTCCATTTGTCAAACATTTTACTTAATACAGATCCTTTTGATTCGTTTGGATCTGTTTCAATATTATCTTTCATTTGATAACCAAGTCCGTGTGGACTCATCTTGTGTATTTTTGGATCAAATGTTGAATTATGTTTCATATGTCGTTGATTCTTTTTGTGTATTCTTTTTTTAGAAAACAGGCCACCAAGTCCTGCCTTCCTTTTTTTTCCGAACCATTTTCGGAACTTCTTTTTGTTTTTTTGAAACATTCTTTTTCTTCCTTATCTTGTACGTTTCGTTGTTACAAAAAGGCCATATAGTTTTTATGATTTTTGATTCGAGGGTTTTAATTTGATGTGGTTCTAAATGATTTAGATTCCACAATAAGACTGGCAAGTCCATCGGGTCAAACTTTAATCTACATTTAAAGTCTAGATTAGTAGGTTTAACTCGCCCGCTTGGTGTCTTTTTAAAATGGATAGGAATAGTCGGGCTTCCTTCCAACAAATACTTACTGACACCTTCTCGCCATCCTTCCGGAAATTGTTTGTAAGGTTCTTTTTTAATTTGACTATTGTCACCCTTACCACAATATAATCCTCTAAGATCCACGTTTAATTTAAGAACGTGTGTGTCCATCCTCTTAAAGGATATTTGAGCATCTGGACTTTTTGCCAGGCCCAAATAAAAATTTTTTTCCGGCCAAATATAATATAATCCTCTATGTGTACCGTCTAGTCCTTGTGCTACTCTTGTAACTGTACTAGTTTTTGGCACCAAATAATCATGGCCTTCTTCTATAAAAATCCTTTTAATCTGTGCTAGTCTTTCGTTGGTATCCATAAATTCTACCCGTTAGACGCTCACAGTTGCCCGTATATTAGCGATATTCTTCATATGTACATAGTAGCATATGAGTACCAATTTGTCAACTAAATGTACGTTTTTAGGCAATTTTTATTATGTTAGTATTTAACATTTGTAAATATACATTAGCGAGAACCGACGCCTTGTGACTATAAGGACAACCAAAAGTTGTACCGAAATATTAACCAGATAACTTGACATATAACAAAAAATCAAATAAATTATTATAAGATGGCTAAAATAGAATTCGATCCAGGTAATACACAATTCCCAGAAGGTGCTAAAGACATGACTGTCGATATCACAGACTTCATTGGAGTATTCGAAAAGGCTTACAGCAAAGAGTGGTGTGAGTCAACTATGAAATATTTTGATAGAATGGATCAATTAGGATTTGGGAGATCAATTCAAGACATTATAGGAACACCAAGACATTTAAAAGATACAAATAATTTTAATACATCTAGATTATACAGCCAAGGAGATAATATGTTGAGTATTGTAGGAGTACCTGCAATCCAAGATGTATTTTTAGAAACGTTTTGGGCTTGTTATAATGGAATATATAGACAGATGTTTTCATCATTACAACCAGTTGACTCTGCTCCACAAATGGTTTATGAAATGAAGATTCAAAGAACAAAACCCGGGGAAGGATATCACGTTTGGCATTGGGAACAGATGAGTAGATCAGATGTAACTAGATTTATGGTTATTCAAGTATTCCTAAATGATGTTGAAGAAGGTGGCGAAACAGAATGGTTATATTATCCTCGAAGAATTAAGGCAAAGCAAGGAACATTATTAATATTTCCTGGCAACTATACTCACACACATAGAGGTAATCAACCTCTGTCAGGTAACAAATATACAATTAATACTTGGCTAGAATTTTAAATGAATAAATTATATGTTTTCGGAGATAGCTTCTCCGTCACTCCTCCTGGCAAAGACATCACTGTTTATTTTTCTACAGCCGCAAAAAATAAAGACCTTAAGGAACAATTTGATAAAATGCCTGAGGATACTTTTAAAACTTGGACAAAACAAGTAGCTGACAATTTAAATTTAGAATTAGTAAATTATTCTGTTACTGGTGGCAGTCAAGAGTTTAGTTGTGCAAATTTACACAGGATAGCTAAAGACATTACTAAAGATGATCAAGTGGTTATGCTTATGACCCACCCAGCAAGGTTTTGGTTCTTTGATGACAAACCAGCAGTAACAAACGCAAATATATCTAACATAGATGAAACTGTACCTAAAAATCATTTAGAAGCAATCCGTCATTACATTACATATATTCAAAGACCTCCTCTAGACTTACAACTTCAAAGTCAAAGACTAGGATGGATGTCAAGTGTTGCTAAAGCATATAACTGGAAACCTATCCAAGTTATATTTGGTTTCCCACCAGTAGTAAAATCTGCAAACCCAGGAGATGTATTTCCTTATGAACATTTTTGTAAATGGGATGATTACGAAAATATAAGATGTAGTGAAGGAAATTTGCTTATGGATGTGGAGCAACGTGAAATAGAAGAAAGTGTAGATGAATTTAAAATATGGCAAGGATATGATACCAGATATAATCATATGCTTAAATCTAACCACAAAGTTCTAGCTGACTTACTAATAGAAGCAATTAAAAATGAAACAAACGTTGATATAACTTCTGGTAAATGGTTACAAAGAATTATTACTTGGGATTCTTTTGATGATGAAGAATTCTGTAAAAAAGAATTCAATCCTTTTTTCTTAGCAATTCGTAAAAAGTTCTTTACTAAAAAGTTTGAAGTAGTAAAAAAGCCGTGGGCTGAACGAATTGGTTTACAAGATATTTTGAATAAAAGACGTAAGAAAGATTAGTGATCTAATCCTGTTTTATTTTTAAGGAAGTTCTTTAAAGAAACTAATTTACCTTTTGTAGCTGACAATTTTTCTAATTGTTTTTCAACAGTTCCAATATAATCAATATGTTCCGCAACTTGGCTTGATGGACTATTCAAGTAAATGTCCAAATTAGCTTCTATAGCCTTTACTTCAGCTTCTAACTTTTCTATCAATGCAGTTGTAATCTGTGTCATAATATGCTACTATTTATAGTACAACATTACTTGCTCCGTCACCTACTGGGCCTCTAATAAAACAATTAAAAGCCAATGACCATCGTATTTGTCCGTCTGTCCTATTAGGACTAACACTATGTAATAAATGGCTTGGAAACATAACTAATTCCCATTTCTTAGGTTGAAATGACCATCCATTAGCATTATAAACATTTAAACCAGCCTCTTCTGTAAAATCTGGTAGTACTGTATCAGTAAAAATATTCTTCCAGGACCTATCTTTATGGAAATTAATATTGCCAGTATCTTTTACATCTGACAGATATAATACTCCACTTATTAAAGAATTGGCGTGTGCGTGTTCTCCACTCCAATCGTTCTTTTCATATTTGTTCATCCAACTAGTTTCTGCAATAAATTTATGTTTTCTATCTACACCTAAGAAATTATGCATAAAACTATCTAATTTAAAATAAATTTGGTCTCGTAATGGTTTAACAATTGGTTCATCTAAAACATGAACGTTAACAGAATTTTGTGCATTAGAATATAAATGTGGTTTGTATTCTAAATTTTTAAGATAATTTATTACTTCGTCATCAACAGGATTTATAGAAGTCTTACACAAAGGTATTGCAAATAAAGGCGTTACTTCATCTTGAATAATATGTTTGTTTTCCATTTTATATTGTCAGTTGAGCTCCTTCGTCTCCGAACTTGCCTTTAGTCCATACACTGAACGCAAGTGTTCTTCTAATCTCGTTAGTTTGATTTAAACTTACTCCATGGCTCATAAAACTAGGAAAGAAAACTAACTCCCATTTCTTAGGAGCAATTGCCCAACCCTCTGTATTAAAAACATTTAAGTCAGCACCAGGATTGTAATCAAAACGCACTGTGTCTCCCGGCCAAAGATTATACCAATTCTTATCCTTCATAAAATTTGTTGAACCGGTATCTCCAACGTCTGTTAAAAATAATAATCCTTGCCACAAAGAATTTGTATGCCAATGTTGATTACTATAATCTCCCTTTTCATATTTGTTTGTCCAACTAGTATTAATATAAAAATAATGTTTTTGATCTATTCCTAAAAAGTCAAAGAAAAAACTTTGTAATTTAAATTCAAGAGCTTCTTTAAGGTCTTTACATATTGGATCATTTAATACAAAAGCATTATAAGAATTTTGAGCTATGCCTTCTGTTTTAGGACGTGTATCTTGATTTATTAAAAAATCCATAACGTCATCACCAACAGGATCTATACTAGTCCTAACTAATGGTATAGGCCATAGTCCTGTAACATTTTGATTTGTTATTTTTTCGGTATTCATTATTTAAAATTAGGTCCAGTTAACCAACCCGAGATTGCAATTCTTTCACCCGAGGTTACTGGCTCAACTCCGTGAAGTAAGTATGGTGGAAATATAATTACTGATCCTTTTTTAAGATCAATATATGTTTTTTCTACTCCATCATATTGTATATAAAATTTTCCTCCCTCAAAGTTATCTGTATCAGACAATAAAGTTACTATTGATAACTTACGGCACAATCCATTATCAAAATACATAGTATCTTGATGTGTTTCATAACCTGATTCATTACCATCGTAATGTAATAATTCAAATTGGGAAGGTCCTGTTAATTCATAATGCCAAATATTATCATTTGTTTTGACTGTTAAACCATATAGAGATAAACAAATTGGATCAAATTCATCTAAATGTACTGTCTTAACTTTTCTTGCTAAATTTTCATCATCTAAGACTTCTCCTTCTACTTTAACATCTTCTTTTCTTCTTTCTAAAGTTAAGTCTATTAATTTTGTAGGAACAGTTCCTTCAGGATAAACCCAATAAATGTTTTCTTTTCTAGGCTCAGGTACTTTATCGTATAAGTTCATTAACTTAAATTATCCTTTTCTGCAACGTAATTGTATGTTATAGCTATTCTAGTATCGTGTTTTTGTGGAGCAGAACTTGAATGAAAATATTTCCCGTCAAAATTAAACCAAACGTTACCAGTTGGCGTACATTTTTCTTTAATTGTGTAATTGTCTGAATCAGTTGTTTCATTGTAGATTATTGTGTCTCCATCGCTATGTGTAGGATAATACATACCAACAGTATGTGGCTGTGGACACGTTTCAGGATTATCTCTATGAGCTGGATGTATAATCTCTTCAGGTACCCTTGTAAACATTCCTACTCTAATTCTATATAAATCTTTTAATATTAAATTTTGTCTGTCTAATGCTTGTAATAAAATAGGAAGTGTTATATCAAATAAGTTTGATACAGAACCTTTATCTTTACTGTATATCAAATGAGCAAAGCCACCAGCATATGGTTTTTTAGGATCATTAAAATTTGCAACACTAGAACTACGGAACCAAGGAGTTTCGTTTCCGTCTAACTTCATCTTAATAAAATTCCATTGATTTAATCCTAATAAATTACTGTGAATCATTTTTCTTTTTCTTTTTTGCTTCTAATTTTCTTTTTCTAATAAATTCTCTATTTTGTTTGACTACATCTACTAATACCTCTAAAGACTTTGGATCTGTAGTTTTTAATATGCCTGAACCCAAATTAAACACGTAAGGATGTTTTTCAAACTGTCTAATATAATACAATGCTTTTCTTATTATGTCAATCTTTGCTACTGACGGATCATTAGTTAATATTTCCGGATCCATCCCTCCTTGAATTGCATATTGTGGTATATGCTTTACTGCCCATTTTGGATCTATTTCAGTGCTAATACTAACACAATCTATACCTGTCCAATGGCAAAACTCTTTTACATCTTTACCAATACCTTTTGGGTAACCAATTATTGGAACGTTAGGATGTAATTTTTTAAACTCTTCTACTATTTTAGCAATCGGATTATAACACCAATCAATAATAAAATCTTCTCCTAATTCTCCAGCCCAACTATCAAACAATTGTACAACATCACATCCTGCTTTAACTTGTTCTGACAAGTGCATAACAATTATCTTTGTTAATTTGTCTAATCTAAAAATAGCATCAAATTGATCAATGTCCGATGGTTTAACTGTATAGGTTATATTATATTTGGGATTAGGATTGTTCTTAGGCCCTGACATCATATATCTTAATATGGTCCATGGTGCTCCAGCAAAACCTATTAATGATTTTTGTGGATCTAATTTCATTCTAACTAATTCAATTGCTTTATAAACCGGTTTAAGTTTTTCTTTTATTACATTTAAATCAGTTTGCCAAATTTGAGGATCTAATTCTCCTAGTTTAGGTGCAGGATCAAATGTTAGGGGTTGTCCCATAGCCCAAGGTATAACCAAAATGTCTGAAAAAATTATCGCGGCATCAAGATCATATCTTTCTATTGGTTGAAGTGTAATTGTTTTGGCAATGTCTGGAGTAAGAACCATATGCATGAACCCTTTACTTTTATTTTTTATTTCCATATATTCTGGCAAATATCTTCCAGCTTGGCGCATAAACCAAATCGGGAGTAGTCCTGTTTCGTGACCCATTATAGTTTTTTGAAGTATGTTCATCGGTTTATTGTAATTAGTCTTATTAAACACATATATAATTAGAGTATGAAACGTAAAAAATTTAGAATCATTAGCAAGAAGAAAGCAACAGCATTCAAAGAGTTAGCTGATGGTTTTTGGTGTATTGCCATAAAAGGAAGACACTGGTCCCAATTTAAACATTGGTACCAAGAATGGTGGAAGCCTTTATATTGGGACTAATAATACAACCGTAGATTCTATTGACAAAATTCTTAATATGTAATAAACTAATAGTGCTTAAAGAAGTAATAGTCGGGTGGTGTAATCATTCGATAGCACGTCAGGATCTCCAATCCTGAAATCTCGGTTAATCCGAGCCTGACTATGAAAATTCGAGCAAACCGTGAGAGTGGTGGAAATGTGATTAGACACACCGATTTCAGAGATCGGCACCCGTAGCCGGGTTTTATGAGTAAAATCTCATCTCTCACATCCGGGGGTGCGAGACGTGGCACCCCCTTTAATTAAAGAAGGAGATGCCATATGGCTAAGAAAAGAAAAAAAGCAAAAGCTAAAGCTAAAAAGAAAGTTAAAAAAGCTAAAGCTAAAGCAAGAAAAATAAAAAGAAAAAGTAAAAGAAAAAGTCGAAGATAATTTTAACTCAGCAGAGTTAGTTCAACTCTGTTGATATGAGGGGTACGAGACGTGGTGCCCCTTACCACCAATTTATGAAAAAGAAAAAGAAGAAATATAATCATAAAAAATTAATTGAAATAATAAAAGACAGTCATGAAGAACTACCAAGAAGAGATTGGCAAGACATCGCTGACTGTATCCATTCAGACCAGGTTGACCATGCAAGTGTAATGTGGTATATGAAGCATAAAAAGTTTTATAAATGGTATGCTAAAAAGTATCTTACACCCTCGGCCCACTTCAGAAAGCCAAAAAACGGCGTTGTTCGCTGGCGATAACACTTATTGACTTTACCAAAATAACCGTATATAATCATATTATGGTTAAGACTTTGAAAAAGGAATATGGAAAAGGTGGCTCTAAAAGACACGAGATTTTAGATAAAGCAGTCAAATATTTGTTAAATCCTCGCTTTGGTACGCAAAATCATAAACACATTTTTTTAATAGAAGAAGTAGGTTTAACAGAAACTGAATATCTAGAGTGTTTAAATAAAGCTACCAATGGAGGTTTTGTTTGGGACACGATCAAAAAATAAGTCGAATGGTTGACATCATCCAAGCTCATGCTCTGAGCTATCCGGGTGGTAGGCATATTGATAAAAGAGTTATATGGGCAATGACTCAGGTGCCTAGACATTTATTTGTAAAGCACTTTCCATACGAAGATAGACCTGTACCAATCGGACACGAACAAACTATCTCTCAACCTTTCATTGTTGCTTATATGAGTGATGTTATTGGCTTACAACCATTGCATAAAGTATTAGAAATAGGAACAGGCTCAGGATACCAAGCGGCTATACTATCTCATTTAGCACATGAAGTTTATTCAGTAGAAAGAATTCCAGAGTTAACTGCAAGTGCAAAAAAATTATTTGAACATTTAGAGTATGACAATATTAAAACAAAAATAAGCGATGGCTATGATGGATGGTCTGAAAACGCACCTTATGATAGAATTATTGTGACAGCAATGGCTAATGAAGTTCCTGTTGAATTAACAAAACAATTAGTAGATGGGGGAAAAATGATTATTCCTGTTAATGGATCATTATTATTAATCACTAAAAAGAAAGAGTTAGCAGGTGTTCCAATAATAGAGGAACAAACTTTAATAGGAGTAAGGTTCGTACCGCTTGTGAAAGGCATAAATGCATAATGGGGGTGTAGCTCAGTTGGTTAGAGCGATCGCCTGTCACGCGATAGGTCGAGGGTTCGAGTCCCTTCACTCCCGCCAAATAAGGATCGCCAAATGAAATGGATAATAATTTTGTTTTTTATTTTTATATTTGGTTTGCCTATGTACGCCTATTATTCAGTAAGCAGTGGACATTTCTTTCAAGTTAACGCAGGATGTAAAGAGTGTACAGTAGAAGCAGTTGAAAAAATAAAGGCAAAATTAAAAGCAGAAAATAAAATGCAAGTAGAAAAAAATAAAAAAGCACTTCATGATGGAACTTATAAACCAAAACAGTGGGCCGGGTGGCCATGGGATAGAGAATAATGAAACAAGACAAAATACTTAAAGAACGTCTTAAAAAGAAATACGACGCTGGGTTTACTACTAATGTTGAATCCATAACGTTACCCCCTGGGCTTAATGAAGGAGTTATCAAACAAATTTCAAAAATTAAAAAAGAACCAAAATGGTTACTTGAATTTAGATTAAAAGCATATGAAAGATGGAAATCACTTAAACAACCTGACTGGGGTAATCTTGAAATAGAACCAATAGACTATCAAGCCATATCATATTATTCAGCACCTAAAAAAGGACCTGCAAGTTATGATGAAGTAGATCCTGAAATTAAAAAAGACTTTGAAAAACTTGGCATACCATTAGAGGAAAGAGCCAAACTTGCAGGCGTGGCTGTTGATGCCGTGTTTGATTCTGTATCTGTTGCAACTACGTTTAAAGATAAACTGGCAAAGTTAGGAATTATATTTTGTCCTTTTTCAGATGCAGTACAAAATCATCCAGACCTTGTAAAAAAATATATGGGATCAGTTATACCTATAAGTGATCATTCATTTGCCGCTTTAAATTCTGCTGTCTTTACAGATGGTTCTTTTGTTTATGTTCCTAAAGGAGTTAAATGTCCTATGGAACTATCAACATACTTTAGAATAAACACGGCTAACACAGGACAATTTGAAAGAACTTTAATAATAGCAGATGAAGGAAGTTATGTAAGTTACCTTGAAGGATGTACTGCACCAATGAGAGACGAAAGTCAATTACACGCCGCCAATGTAGAACTTGTAGCACTTGATAATGCAGAAATAAAATACTCAACAATACAAAATTGGTATCCTGGAGATCCTGTTACAGGTAAAGGTGGTATCTATAATTTTGTAACTAAACGTGGAAAATGTAAAGGAAAGAATTCTAAAATTACTTGGACACAATTTGAAACTGGATCACGTATTACTTGGAAGTATCCATCGTGCTTATTAATGGGAGATAACTCCGTGGGAGAATTTTATTCTGTTGCACTAACAAATGGTAGACAACAAGCAGATACAGGAACTAAAATGATCCACTTAGGTAAAAATACAAAAAGTACAATTATATCAAAAGGAATATCTGCAGGACATTCTAAAAACACATACAGAGGACTTGTAAGGATTTCTAAAAATGCAAGTAATTCAAAAAACTTTACACAATGTGATTCATTAATGTTAGGTAGTCATTGTTCTGCTAGTACAATACCTTATATTGAAAATAAAAATTCATCAAGTCATTGTAATCACGAAGCAACAACATCTAAATTAGATGATGATCAATTATTTTATGTAATGTCTAGAGGATTAAAAGATGAAGATGCTAGAAATTTACTTGTATCAGGATTCTGCAAAGAAGTATTTCAAAAACTACCAATGGAGTTTGCCGTGGAGGCTAATAAACTATTAGAAGTTAGTATGGAAGGAGCAATAGGATAATGCAAGACTTAATGTATAAAAAAGTTTCTAAAGTTATTCCTGAAATGGAATGGCAATTTCATTCTCCTTATGTTGAAGAGATTAATAAATTAAAAAAAGAAAAGAATGCAGTTATTCTTGCACACAATTATATGACACCAGAAATATATCATTGTGTTGCTGACATAGTAGGAGATTCTTTAAAATTAGCACAAGAATCACAAAAAACAAAAGCAGACACCATTATAATGTGTGGAGTAAACTTCATGGCAGATACAGCCAAAATAATGAACCCAAGTAAAACTGTTTTAATACCAGACCCACAGGCAGGATGTTCACTAGCAGAATCTATAACAGGCAAAGATGTTCGTTTATTAAAAGAAAGGTATCCTGGTGTACCTGTTGTAACTTATGTAAACACATCTGCCGATGTTAAAGCCGAAACAGATATATGTTGTACATCAGGTAATGCAGTAGAAATTATAGAATCATTAGGAGTTGATAAAGTTATTTTTCTACCTGATGAGTACCTTGCAAAAAATGTAGCTAAACAAACAAATGTAAAAATTATTACTTGGCATGGTACTTGTATAGTTCATGAAAGATTTACAGCAAAAGAAATTAGAGAATATAGAAAAGACAATCCTGGAATAACTATTCTTGCCCATCCAGAATGTACACCAGAAGTAGTTGCTGAAGTAGACTTTACAGGTTCTACATCTAAAATGAGTAACTACGTTAAAGAAAAACAACCTAACAAAGTATTAATGGTTACTGAATGTTCTATGAGTGATAACGTTTCTGTAGAGAATCCTAATGTAGAATTTGTTAGACCATGCAATTTGTGTCCGCATATGAAACGTATTAGTCTTGTAAAAGTGTTAGAATCATTAATGTTAAATATTCATGAAGTAAAAATTGACCAAGAAGTTATAGAAAAAGCTAGACTTCCAATAGAAAGGATGTTACAATATGGACAACAATTATAGAAAGAGTTTGGCAAATCATTTGTTTAACAAAATAAATGACTACCAAAATGATCTTACTGTAAGAAATACTAAACCTATGTTATGGCCCTCTGGATTATATTTTAATCCTATACTTATTGAGGCTTGGATTAACGAACACGATTTGGTAAATGACTAAAAATGATATCAGTTTATATATTAGTAATCGTATTCATAGTATTTGCAATCATTGTAGGTAATATATGAAAAATTGGACAATTGGGTTTTTAAAAAAACATTACGGTAAAGGTTCACATAGGTGGGCGTTTTGGTTTGAAGGTATAGTAATAGGATTATTAGTTTATCATTTTTTTATAGCATGAAAACTTTATATAAAAAACTAACTGGCTGTTTACTTCATTATTTTAGATTTGATTTACAACTACATTTCTTTTGGTCTTTCTTTTTAACAATGTTGGCAGTATTTTGGCAACCAATGATATATTCAGGAATCATTGCAACGATAATTAAAGAAGGATTAGACTTATGGAGTAAAGGTAAGTGGAATTGGGATGATTTCTGGTTTGGGACTGTTGGTTGGATTGTAGCATTAATCCTTCTTTATTTTACTTTTCAAATTCAAAATCTAATTTTTTTATAAGCCGCCTTAGCTCAGTTGGTAGAGCAACTGATTTGTAATCAGTAGGTCCGCGGTTCGAATCCGTGAGGCGGCACCAGTATTCGGGGGATTAGCTCATCTGGGAGAGCGCCTGATTTGCATTCAGGAGGTGGCTGGTTCGAGTCCAGTATCCTCCACCAAGTTGATCCGCGGTAGCTCAGTGGTAGAGCAGTTGACTGTTAATCAATTGGTCGTAGGTTCGAATCCTACCCGCGGAGCCAGTATAAGCGGATGTCGTATAGTGGTAATACCTTAGCCTTCCAAGCTAATGCTGTCGGTTCGATTCCGATCATCCGCTCCAATAAGAGATAAATACATACTTAATAGGAGAATACAATGATTGAAGAACTAAAAAATTGGATTATTGCTGTTGCTAAAGATTTTGTTAATGGGTCAACTGCTGGAGCAGGTGAACTATGTGATGAAACTGTCGAAACAGCTGGCACAATTTGCGATGAAACTAAAAAAGCAAATGCAAATTTTGTTAAAGCAATAATGGAAAACATATAGGAGACGTAATGTTTAAAATTCCGAAGATTAAAATGCCTAAAGTTAAGGTCCCTAATGTTCTAGGTAAAGCAAAAGACCTAGGAAAAAAAATAAGTTCCGAAGTTGGATCTAAAACCAAAGGTGCTGTTAAAGGTGTTAAAGGTTTAAATCCATTTAAAAAAAAATAAAGGAGACTAGTTATGTGGAAATGGCTAGAAAAAATAGTAGGTACATACGACAAGCCTTTGCGTTTGACTAAAGAATATAAAAGACCTAAACGAGCAAGAACTAAATTAGGCAGATACAAAGCTGACGATAAGTCTACATCTGATTATAATGAAGCTTGGGTAGGTGGAAGAAAACCTAAAAAGAAACGTAAGATTTATACAATCAGAGGAAAAAAATATGTCCTCAAAAAAGGTAAGAAAAAAGGTAGAAGAAAAACGAAAAAAGATCCGTACGCAGGCAAGTGGAACGGCAGGATCTAAAAAGAAAAGATTAACTCCTTACGAAGTTTATTTGAAAATTTTAGAAGATCCTTCTTATGTTTTTTGGGCAGACAAGAAAAATTCTAAATAATGTCAATCCCTAAACAATCAAAATACGTTATTATTGGAGCCGGAATACATGGTTTAAGTACAGCCTGGAAACTTGCTGAAAAACTTAAATCAGGTAAGGACATTGTTGTCATTGACAAAAGTGGAATTGCCTCCGGGGCAAGTGGAATAGCTTGTGGTGTTGTACGAAACAATTACTTCCAACCTGCCATGAGAGAATTAATGGCACATTCAGTTAGTGTTTGGGAAAGCGATCCCAAAGCATTTCATTATCATCCAATAGGTTATATGCAGATAAGTCCTGAAAGTATGAGAGAAAACGTAACAACAATTTACGAACAACAAAAAGAATTAGGTTACGAATCAGAATTTATTGAAGGTAGAAATGATTCTATGAAATATATGAAAAATATATTTCATGATTGGCAAGCCAAAGGTATTACATCTATACTACACGAAAAAAGAGGCGGGTATGCAAATGCTACGCCATCAATGTATGGCTTGGCAGATAAAGCAGAAAGTCTTGGCGTAAAAATTATAACAAATACAAAAGTAACTGGCTTTAAAAAAGACAATAGTAATACAGTGACAGGAGTCGTAACGTCAGAAGGAACAATTGAATGCGAACAAGTTATTGTAGGAGTTGGTCCTTGGGTAAGAGATATTTGGAATATGCTTGAACTTCCTAATAAAATTACAATTAAAACCGAAAAAGGACAAACACATAAAGATTATCCAATGTGGATATATTGGTTTTTACAAGAAGGAGTTTTAAGTGTTGATCCTAACTTATTAAAAAACAACGAAGGCAAAATGCCTCCAGTAATTCACGTAGATAGTAATGCCCATTTATTTTCAAGTGTAGATGGTTCTTTAATTACAGATGAGATGTGGGGAATATATTACAAGCCAGACTTTAATTTTAAAGGTGTTCAAGGTGGTGCGGCTCCTTACATAGTAAGAAAACCTTTTAATGATGTTAAAGTAGATCCATATGGAAATGCTTCTACAGATTATCAGACTGGTTATGAATTTGCCCATATGTGGACTTCTGCTCTTGCACATTGTCAAAAAAGATTTGAAGGTAAGGCTTGGCTATATGAAAAAGGTCCATCGGGTGGACTAGGATGTTTCACACCTGATTCGTTTCCTATTTTTGATCGCTTCTGTGAGAATGTTTATATCATTGCTGATTCCAACCATGGCTATAAGATGATTGGTGTTGGAGATTTAGTATCTGATGAAATATTAGGACGAGAAAATTCTTTACTTAAACCATTCAGATTTAATAGATATATCAAAGGTGAACTTCACCCTACATCTAAAAGTCCTTTTCCTTGGAGTTAAAATTATTTGTAATAGTCTAAATCTTTTGGCTTCTTACCAAAAATCTTTTGTACAAAATCAACAACATATCCAGTCCATTGCAAAACCAATGCCCATATTATTACACTTAAAAATAATATTACGCATATAGGAATCCATATCATATAGAATAAAATATCTGCTAGAGTTTCTATTATATTTTTTACCATTTGACCTCCGGTGGTAATGACATTAAAATTGCGTCCATATTGCCTCCTGTTTGTAGTCCAAACTTTGTTCCCCGATCATACATTAAATTAAATTCTACGTATCTACCTCTCTTAAACAACTGAACTTCTTTATCTTCTTTAGTATATTTAAATCTATTATTCAAGAAAACAATATGACTCATTATATTTACAAAAGTTTTACCTACATCTTTCACAAATGCCATATCTTTTTTAAAGTCTTTAAAATGATAATCAAAAAATAAACCACCTATACCACGAGGTTCTTTTCTGTGTGGCAAATAAAAGTATTCATCGCACCACTCAGAGAATTTAGAATAATACTCTTCATCGTGTTTATTACACATTAATTCGAGTTGGGTATGGTACCAATCTTTTTGTTCATCATTTTGAATACAAGGAGTAACATCCATTCCTCCCCCAAACCAACACTTTGTAGTACAAATAAATCTAGTATTAAAATGCATTGCAGGTACTTTAGGATTTTTCATATGTAAAACAACCGATATACCTGACGCCCAATAACTAGGATCTTTATCCGCCCCTGGTATTTGTTTTCTCATAAGGTCATTAAACTTTCCTGTAACTCTTGAATAGTTTACTGTTCCTTTTTCAAAAACATTTCCTTTAATAACTCTGTGTTCTTGATACCATCCTTTTGATTGTGAAGTATTATGCTTAACCATCTTGGCAGGGTTCTTTGAATCAAATTCTTTTTCTAAATCTTCTAGATGTGTGCAAACAGTATTTTGTAATGATTGAAACCAAGTAGTAGCTGTCTTTTGATACGATTTAATTGACGTCATCTAATTCTTTTATTTCTACAGGTACAACAGGAACGGCTTGTAGTACGTGTCTTTCTTCTGGATATGTATATACTTCTTCCATTATGAAAGAATTATTATTAGTATTAATATTAGTATTACCAGCACATCCAAATAATAATAAAGCCACGATACTAAATTTTAATTTTTTTAAGTTTTCCATTTGCAATTAATTTTCTTTTATTCTTCAAGTGTTGAGCTTCTATAAGTTTTTTATTTTGTCCATAATAAGCGACAGCATAACCTTCTTTGCACATTTGAAGATTTAAGTTTTTACCGTCAGCAAAAACTTCTCCAAGAATTCTACCAAACTTACCTGTTTCAGAACCTTTGTGTGTTTTAATTGTTAATTTTTTAGATTTTTTGATTGCATTTTGTAAATATTTTTTAGACAATAGTCCACGTACCTTTTCTTCTTTATTCCTTGTTCTACTTTCTGGTGTGTCTATTCCAAATAATCTAACTCTACTCTTGTATTGAATTTCAAAACCCATATCTAATACTACATCTATAGTATCTCCATCTATTATTTTTTTAATAGACTTAATACGGTATGAAAAATCTGTTGCGTCTCCTAATTTTGGTCCTCTTCTAGGCATTAACTTCCCTTTCCTGGTTTCTCACTAAAATATTTTAATTTACCTTTAACGTCACGCCATTTTGCCTCGTCGGCAGGAACATCTTCCGGTCTCTTTTTACTTATATTGGGCCACTGTACACTATATTTCTTATTGAAGTCAACCCATTCACTGGCTCCGTCATCAGTATCTGGTTGTATAGCACTTACCGGACATTCTATTTCACAAACTCCACAATCAATACACTCGTCTGGATGTATTACAAGCATATTTTCTCCTTCGTAGAAACAATCTACTGGACATACGTCCATACAATCCATTAATTTACATTTAATACAGTTTTGATTAACGATGTAAGTCATTTTCACTCCATCTGTACCAATTTGGTTTCTGTTGTATTCTTAATTCAATTCTTTTTCTTATAATTTCTAAATCTTTAGTAGTCGGAATCCAATCATTGTATAATTCATTTGGCCATTGTTCTCTTTTAAACTTACGTAAAGGATCAGGATTCATTCCTCTATTTTTCATTTCTTTAATAAGTTCTAAATATCTATTGTACAAATATTTGCCTTTATTGTAAAAGAATTTTACGTGTCCTTTATTAAGAGTAAACTCTTTTGGCAATGTTTCTTTTGTTTTATTCCAATTAGGTGATTTTAATGAACGTTGTAAGGAAGGACCAACCATAAAAATTTCTCTATATTCAGCAACTAGGTGTTGGTCAGATAGTTCGGTAATAGGTACTAAATTAATTCTTGTCATTTATTAACCATAAATTATTTTTGTAAGTTTTTTAGCACAATCCTTCATACCATTAGTATGCCATACAATATTCTTTTTAGGTACAGCAGTATATAGTTCTATCTTTTTTAATTCTGGATCGCGAAGTTCTTTATCACTATCTAAACATAATGCGTCTGGATGTATGCCTAACTTCATTGCTTCTTTAGTTACGTGTTGTACAGGTTTAGTTTTTAGTTCTCCTGCTTTTTCTAAATAAGGTACTGGTGCATACAAAATAATCTTTACATTTTCACGCATACGCATTTCTCGTATTGATTCCAACACAACCAAGTTTTCCATATCACCTACATTACCACCTATAACTGTAATTGTTTTATTAGCATCTGTGTCTACTATCCATTGTCTTATTGCTTCAGTGACGTGTGGTGTAACTTGTACCGTAGCACCTAGGTAATCTCCTTTACGTTCTTTAACAATTATATCATCCATTATTTGTCCAATGGTTGTATAGTTTTTTGTTTTGGGTTTTAGAACATTTAAACAAGGATCAAGATACTTGTAGGAAGAACTTCCTGATATATTTTTTTGGATTTCTTTGGCGAGACCGACTTTATCTATCGCAGAATGTACGCCACTTACAACTATGCAATGGGTTTTATTTTTTATCCTTGTCGTCTTTTTTAACTTCTTCAAAGTCTGCATCTACAACATCTTCTTTCTTGTCATCTTCTTTTGGTGCTTCAGTAGTTGTTTCTCCTTTACCTTGATCAGGTTGAGAGTCTTTATATACTGCTTCACCAAGTTTCATTGATGCACTTACCAAATCGCTAACTTTTTTCTTAATATCTTCAGCGTCTTTACCTTTAAGTGATTCTTGTAGAGCTTCTTTTGCCTTAATGATATTGTCTTTATCTTCAGCAGATATTTTTTCACCGTGTTCTTTTAAATTCTTATCTACTTCGTGTAGTATAGAATCTGCTTGGTTTCTACTGTCAACTTCATCACGTCTTTTCTTATCAGCCTCTTTATTAGCCTCTGCCTCTTTAACCATTTTATCAATTTCGTCTTGGCTTAATCCACCATCAGACTTAATTGTAATTTTTTGTTCTTTGCCTGTTCCTTTGTCTTTTGCAGATACACTTAATATACCACTTGCATCTATATCAAAAGTTACTTCAATTTGCGGAATGCCTCTTGGTGCTGGTGGAATTCCTTCCAGGTTGAATGCTCCAAGCATTTTATTATCAACCATCATTTCTCTTTCACCTTGAGACACTCTTATTGTTACTGCTGACTGATTGTTTTCAGCAGTAGAAAATATTTGACTTTTCTTTGTAGGTATTGTTGTGTTTTTATCAATTAGTTTAGTAGTAACTCCACCTAGTGTTTCAATACCAAGTGATAAAGGTGTTACATCTAAAAGTAATACATCTTTAACATCACCTTGTAATACTCCACCTTGAATTGCCGCACCCATTGCCACTACTTCATCTGGATTAACTCCTGTATGTGGATCCTTACCAAAGAAGTTTTTAACTGTTTCAACAACTTTTGGCATACGAGTCATACCACCTACTAATACTACTTCGCTAATTTGATTAGCACTTAACCCTGCATCTTTTAATGCTATTTTACAAGGTTCAATAGTTCTTTTAATTAAATCTTCTACAAGCAATTCAAATTTTGCTCTAGTTACTTTAATGTTAAGGTGTTTAGGTCCTGTTTTATCTGCGGTAATAAATGGTAAATTAATTTCTGTTTGAGCAGTTGAAGATAATTCACATTTAGCTTTTTCTGCCGCTTCTCTTACCCTTTGAATTGCTAATTTATCTTCTTTTAAATCTATTCCACTATCCTTTTTAAATTCTTTTACTAGATAATCTGTTACAACACTATCAAAATCTTCACCTCCTAATGATGTATCACCATTAGTTGATTTAACTTCAAATACTCCGTCACCTAATTCTAGTATTGAAATATCAAATGTACCACCACCTAAGTCGTACACTGCAATTGTTCCTGTTTTATTTTTATCCAAGCCATAAGCAAGTGCCGCCGCCGTTGGTTCGTTTATAATTCTTTCTACTTCTAATCCTGCAATTATTCCTGCATTCTTTGTTTCTGTTCTTTGTCTATCATTAAAGTATGCTGGTACTGTTATTACAGCCTTTTTAACTTCTTGTCCAAGATACTTCTCAGCAGTCTCTTTCATCTTCTGAAGTACTTTTGCTGAAATTTCTGTTGGTGAAAATTCTTTATTATTAGCTTTAATCCAAGCGTCACCTTTTTTAGACTTAACTATTTGATATGGTAATGTTTGAATGTCCTTTTGGACTGAATCGCCATCGAATGTTCTACCTATTAGTCTTTTGGTAGCGAAAATCGTATTTTTGGCATTTGATACTGCTTGTCTTTTGGCAGGCGCCCCTACTAATTCTTCATTATCTAAAAATGCTACTACTGATGGTGTAGTTCTATTTCCTTCTGCATTTTCTAAAACCTTTGCGTCTTTACCTTCCATTACGGAAACGCAACTATTTGTTGTTCCTAAATCTATTCCTATAATTTTACTCATAATTTTATTTCTCCTTTATATTATACACATATAAGCATGATTTGTCAATTGTCAAGATCCTTTTGGTGAAATTTTTAATGCAGTGTATCCAAATTGCTTGAACAACCGTGTTCTTCTATAAGATTTATGTTTTTTACTTCAACGTGAGGCTCATTTCGGGCAAGGGTTTCCCAAGCATCTGCGACATCCATAGCATAGATACCATAGCATTCTTCATTTGGGAAATGAATTACGAATAACTTAACTGCGTACTTAAACATATACACATTTAGTTATCTGTTTTTATTCTGGAAGATTTTTTGGTTTTTCTTTAGTAACGTCAAATGTTAGATACATTAAACACACATTAGGATTGCCAGGAAGTTTCATCATCGATACTTTTTGTGATCTATCTTTGTTATAGTATACTATAATCATATAAACAGGTTCACCATACGATTTGCCATCTGATCTACCTAAACTCCATTCGTCAGCTGTAAAACCTAAGTCATGAAGATGTTGTCTAACTTCGTGTTCAGCACCACACACTACAGGGACTTGGTACCAATAATATGACGGTGGAAACGTCCATTCTTTTGTTTTAGACTCTTCAGTGGTATAGGCAGGTGTTAAGGAAATTAAAAATAATATAGTAACCAGCGATAATAATAACTTTCTCATCATTATTATTTAAAATAAAATATAACAAAAGTTCTGTGATAGTTTATCTTTTCTTCTTCTTGACCTTCTTGACCTTTTTCTTTTTGATTATGATTTTAGCTTTTTTAGATTTACCAAAACCTCTCTTGGACTTTTTGTGTGCGTTATAAAATTGGTGGGTGGTGCTACCAGCATTATCGCTGACAACACCATAGGGGATATGTTGAATCTTGCCACCCTTTTTAAGGAAGGCTTTCATCATTTTATCTAGTTCTTTTTGTTTAGCTTGTTGGGCCTCGATTGAACGAACGCCCGATTCATCTTCATTATAACGATTCATAGTGTCTTTGACACTATATACTCTATTCCGTTTATGAAGTTATTAAAGTTTGGATCTGTGACCACATATTTTTAGATACTTCAATTATCTGATCAGCCCAAGCAGGCTGTACCAAATATATGTACATAAAAATTGCTCCTAATATCATTCCTTTTATCATATATGCCTTTGTTGCCTTTCTCTATATTATATGTTCTTTTACCAAAATAGTCAATGCCATAGAAACCGCTATTTTACTTGTCTTTTCCTTTAAAAAGCTCTTGAACTTCGACATCTAGGTCTTCTATAGTTAATTCTGTACCATCTTCTTTAAGGACTTTTGGTTTCTTTGGTTCCTTTGATTCTTCTTTACAACACTCGCCTTTGTCTTCTTTATCTTTTGTATGTGCAGAACATTCCTTCTTTTTAGTATTTTTAAACAAATTCTTTTCAGACACAGGATCTTCTATTTCTTTAATATTAGAAACTTTGTATCCTGGAAAACGCGATTCAATATCTTTTCCAGTATCACTATAAACAAAAGTTTTAATAGTTTTTTCTGGTAACTGCAATTTAAATTCAAAACATTTAGTCATCTAATTTCTTTAACTCCTTACACTTACTACTATCACCTAAACAATCAAAAAACTTCTCCATGGCATTTAATTTACCATCTCCATTTTTATTAGTAGTACAACTAACACATAATACCATTACTAAAATTAATATAAAATTTTTCATTAATGTAATCTTCCTTTGTCAACTGGTGCTTCTGTAAAAGGTCTAATTTGTTTAGCCGTTTCCATAAATGTTTCTAACAACCTTTCAAAGTCGTGTTCAGGTAGTAATGTTCTGTATTGTCTTAAACCTAGTGCAACAAATGTACTAGCAACCATTTGTGGATCTAATTCAAGTGATTTCTTCACCATTAAAGCAAACAACTCATCGTATACCTTTTGATGAGGATCTTCTTGCATAAAGTTTTTAGGTTTCTTCTTCATAATACCTTTATTAATATAATAACTTGTAGAACTATAATCACAACTGGAAGAATTGTTCTAACCAATTCCATTGTATGATTATATTCATCTAGTTTTCTTTCAAATTTATTTCTTCGTTTTTTCATTTCCTTTTATTTTTTCTATTAATTGCTTATGTTCTATTATTCTTAGTTTCTTTTGTTCTTTAATAACTTCTTGTTGAATCTTATTCTGTGCTTCTAACAAACCTGTTACTCTACCCAACTGGGCCATATGATCTCCGTGACTATATCTATGTTTATTTGCCATTACTTACAACCTCTCTAATATATTTTGCACTTCTTCTTTTCATGCTTTTAATTATTTTTTGCATCTGTTTAACAATAACAACTGAATAAACTAAACAGCCACAAGCGATAAACATCAATATCATTGAAATTATCATTAAATCTGGTCCTTCCATTTAGCCCTCCAACATTCCGATTGTCCACAAAGTTATTACTATAATCATCCATACTTCCATAATATCCTCCTAGTTTAATTTTTTATATTGTTTAAGTAAATGCACATATACTTTTTGCCAGTATTGTTTAAACCACGGATCTTGTGCAGTTTCCATCATCTTTTTGGCATTAGATATTAATCTATCTTTGCTTGGTTCAAACATTTTTGCTAATGCATTCATTTTCTTAAGTCCTTAATCTTTATAATTTCTGAACCATTATTTCTACTAGCCAAAAATCCATGTTTGATTAATTCGTCTATTACTTTACCCGAAGCTCTTGCATAAGCATAATCATATCCTAACATAAATGCTATACCTACTATACCAAGAACATACGCCGTTATTAACATTGGGTTCATAAATTACTCTCCTTATAACTACGCCATAATGCATAAACTATAAAAACTCCTAGCCACCACATCCAAATATTATTTGCTAGGAATATAAAATTCAAAAAACTTAATACATCTAATATAATTTCCATTTTAATAACTTACTGTTAACCCTTTCCCGTAATCAAACCCTTGCTCTTTCGCTTGGATTAATGCATTAAACTGATGGTTTTCAAAAAACTTAATTTGTTCTCCATTAATATAACAAACATCTTTAGTTTTATAACCAATTGCACACGGACCTTTAGCCCATTCAATTGATGAACAATTAGTTAGTAATAAACCTAATACTATAATTTGAATATATCTAATCATAATGGTACAGGCCACCCATCTTGACCATACAATGGTGCCTGTGTTTCAGGATCAACTCTAATAATTGTAGCATACCATTTTTTTGTTTCATATTCTCTTTGTTTTACTAATGCTTCTTTTAATGTTTTAAAAAAGCCTCCATTTTTATTAGTTCTTAAAAGTTTAACTTGATAAAGTTTTTTAGGCACCTTCTTCTCCCATTTCTTTATTTTTTCCTGTTAATATACCAATTGTATGATTAATTTCATACAAATCTCCTTCTAACTTAATAGTTCTAGCTATACTTGTTGAAAATTGTAATTCGTCCTGTATCGATATCTTTTGTCGTTCTAAATCAGCTATTCTATCCTTAACTGATTGTTCCATTACTTTTACCATTATTTGCCTCCCGAAATAATACTTAATTTTAGCATCTTTGGTACCAGAAGTCAATGCCAAAGAATCCGCTATTTTATTGACTTTCTAAACAAGTTCTGTTATAAGTAAATGTATTATGTCGGAACCGCTAGTACACGAACACTTTTTATTAAGAGCTGAAGTTGAAAATCCTTCAACAAACAGACGCCAAGTCACAAAATTTCTAAACAAATTAATCAAGAAAATCAAGATGAATACGTTATACGGTCCAGTGACAAGTAAATGCAAACAAGAAGGAAATCGAGGAATAACAGCTTTCGCTATAATTGAAACATCACATATATCTATGCACATTTGGGACGAATGTCAACCAGGCAAAGTTCATTTTGACGTATATTCTTGTGCACCATTTAAGCCCGACGATGTTGTTGAACATTTTAAGAGTTTCTTTAAAGTAGTAAAAATGGATTATAAATTTGTAGATAGAGAAAACAGATTTATTGACGTTAAAGTTTAAATTTCATACCACAATAACAAATTAGGATCTTTAGGTCTCCAACCAAAAGGAATAGGTTGTAACCAATCTTCTTGTGTCGTTTCTGACCACAAAGTATCAAATATTGCTTGATCATCAAAATCGTCTTCTTTACATTCAAGTTTTTCGGATAACATTTTAATCATTTGTGTAACCTTATCCTTAATCATTTCTTTATTGTATTCCTGAAGACGTTGAAAATCCCAGTACGGTTTCATATCCTTATATTGCGTTTCTGTTATTGCCATATACATATATTTACTGGTCATCTATTTTTAGTTTTCTGCGTTTTTTATAATCGTTGTTCTTATGACCCTTATATGAGTGGCATACACGACATAATGTTTGTATATTTTCTATAGTATTATTTTCAGCATTACCATCTATATGGTCAATTTCTAATGCTCCTTTATATGGAATAAAAGCAGTACATTTATATCCTAGCCTTTCATCCACATTTTCACAATAAGTCTTTTTAGCTTCTGTTATTCCTTCTTCTAACGGTTGAGCACCATATGACGCTAAATGACATTTCCAACATACAGGTCTCCATCTCTTTGTTCCATCTTTATGACTATGTGAATACGTCACATTTCTAGTACAACCGTTATTAATACAAGTAGGTGTGATCATATTTTGCATAGTACTAATATGTACTTAAGAAGTCAAGTAATAAGATGTGTTGACTTTGAACGTATTTGACACTAAATATTTGTATGAGAGTGTTTGAAATAATCAAAAACGAAGAAGGGCCGGCATCAAAGGCCTTATGTAAAAGCTCTAAACCAGACTCTGCTTTAGGAGCCAGTCAATTAGCGTCTTGCAAAAGTCAAGGCTTAAGAGCTAGGTCAGGCAGAAAATCATATAAAATAGGGAAGAAGAGAGTTAAGGTGGCAGGCAAAAGAATCAAAGGCAAGCCATATGGAGGACCTCTTCCGTTATATAGTAAATGAGTATAATGTCAAAACCAGACCATTGGATTAAGAAAATATTAGTAGCTACGCCTATTATGGGTCGTGATTCTACATTTCATAAAAGTGTAATTTTACTTTACGAAGAGTCAGTTCAACATATTGCTGGATTAGTTCTTAATAAACCTACGAAAACTCCTGTAAAAACAATTTTTAAAATGAAAGGATTTACACCAATTAACCTTTCAGATATGGTTTTTTCTGGCGGACCAGTAAGCCAAGAAGCTATAATGATTTTGCACTCTGACGAATGGAAATGCAATAATACACTTAGATTAAACAATGGCTTCAGCTTAACAAGTGATGCTAATATGATGAAAAAAATTCACGAACAAGACAAACCAAAACGTTGGAGAGTGTATAGTGGTTTATCTTTATGGAATCCTGGACAATTAGAAGGAGAAATAAATTCTAAATGCTGGATGGTTGTTGAAAATCCTTCAGCTGACTTAATTTTAGAAACAAACCCTTTATTGCAATGGCAAAAAGCAATAGACCAATGCAGTAAGCAAATGATAGACAAGTATCTCTAGTCTAACAACCTCTCATTAACCTAGCATATAAATATCCATATGCTCCCAATAGAACCATTTAAAAGAGTTATAGACACATTAAAAGCGAACGGCAACTACAGAGTCTTCAATGACGTATTGCGAGAAGCTGGACAATATCCTAATACAATTTGGTATGGAAAACATAACATCAAAAAAGTAATTAATTGGTGTTCAAATGATTATTTAGGTATGGGCCAACATAAAGTTGTAATGGACGCAATGAGAACAGCTTTAGAAACAACAGGTGCCGGAAGTGGTGGCACAAGAAACATATCAGGTACTTCACATTATCACGTGGCTTTAGAAATGGAGTTAGCAAGACTTCATAAAAAGCCATCTTCACTTTTATATTCATCGGCCTTTGTAGCAAATGAATGGACTTTAATTTCACTTAAAAAAATTATTCCAGATATAGAATTTGTTAGTGATAGTGAAAACCATGCTTCTATAATTATGGGAATTAAAAATAGTGGAGCAACAAAACATATATTTGAACATAACAATTTAGAAAGTCTAGAAGAAAAATTAAAATTAGTTAAAGGTACACCTTGCGTTATATTTGAATCTGTTTATAGCATGGATGGTGATGTAGGATACATTAAAGAAATTTGTGACATCTCTGACAAATATAATGCAATAACATTTATAGATGAAGTTCATGCAGTAGGATTATATGGAGACGAAGGAGCCGGGTTTTTAGAAAAACAAGGCTTACAAGACAGAGTTGATATTGTTGCTGGAGGACTAGGTAAAGCATTTGGAGTTGTAGGAGGTTATGTCGCTTCTGATGCCACAGTAATAGATGCAATTAGATCCGTGTCTGCAGGATTTATTTTTACTACGAGTATGAGTCCAGTAATATGTGCAGGTGCTTTGGCTTCTGTAAAATTTCTTAGAGACGAAGGCGGAAGAGATTTAAGACATAAACATCAACTAGCATCACAACAACTTAGAATGTTATTAACAGAAGATCATATAGATATAGGAACATCGACATCACATTTGATTCCTGTTATGGTCAGGGATCCAGTTAAATGTAAAAAAATGAGTGATATGTTATTACAGGATCATGACATTTATGTACAAGCAATAAACTCGCCAACAGTAAAACCTGGTACAGAACGTTTACGGTTTGCTCCTACACCTTTACATACTGAATCTATTATATACGATTTGGTTGACAAATTAAAAATTGTTATGAAAAAAATAGAAAATGAAAAATTATAAAATAAGACCTTTATTTGCAATACCTTTATTTCAATCAACTGTAGATGTTTCTAAAGAAGAAAAGGATTATATCATTAATAATGTTGAATACAAAAGATATCCCGCCGATAATGGATTTGGTTCAACTAGCAAATTTTTATTAAATGATGATAAAAGTCTAGCATCACTTAAAAAGAAAATAGATGATTGTGTTATAGAATATCTTACAACAATATTAAATGTAAATCCACAATGTAATTTTCAAATGACTAATAGTTGGGCTGTAAGACATATTAAAGGTGATGAAGCAGGACAACATAATCACGCCAATGCTATGTTAAGTGGAATTTTATATATTCAAACTGACGAAAAGTCTGGTGATGTTTTGTTTACTAAAGAACGAAATTATTTTAACCTATTTAATGATCAAGTTATTCAAGTTCCATTTAACGACCAAAATGATTATAACGCAGAAGGTTGGGCAGTTAGACCTAAAAACAATATGATATTACTATTCCCATCACATTTAAGACACGAAGTATATCCTAATGAAAGCGATATTGATAGATATTGTGTTGCTTTTAATCATTTCCCATTTGGTTCTTTTGGATATGACGACGGCTATAATAAAAATGTTCAGTTGGGTTTAAAAAATACGACCCATGACCAAAGATAAAGTTATTATAGGAACTAGAGGTAGCAAGTTAGCTCTTGCCCAAGCGGAGAGTGTTCAAAAATTATTAAACACAAATTCTGAAATAAAAATAATAAAAACATCCGGCGACATTCACGAAAACAAAGCCATTGCCGACATAGGAGGCAAAGGTGTATTTTCTACACAAATTGAACAAGAGTTATTAGATTCAAAAATAGATATGGCTGTCCACAGTTTAAAAGATTTGCCAGGCATAATGACAAAAGGATTAGTTATTAGAGGTGTAATTGAAAGGAATGATCCAAGAGATGTTTTAATAGGAAAAATTAAAAAAGGATCAAGAGTTGGAACAAGTTCTCCCAGAAGAACAGCTCAATTAAAATACAAAAGAAAAGACATTGAAGTACTTCCTATTAGAGGTAATATAGATACTAGACTTAAAAAACTTGAAGATGGACAGTATGACGCAATAATTTTAGCAAAGGCAGGATTACAAATGCTTGGATTAGAAAATAAAGCCGATAAGATATATGAACTTGACGAAATCCCACCTTGTGCTGGACAGGGAATCATCGCGATACAATCTAGAGAAAATGACCATACTATTAATGCCAAAATCGCTTCAATAAATCACTTGCAAACATTTTATCAAGCAGAAGCAGAACGTTCTTTGTTAGAAGCTATTGGTGGAGATTGTCATACGGCTTTAGGTTGTTATACCATGACATCAGCATATCATCTTTACATAACAAGTGAAATGTATGTAGATGGTAAAAAGTATACTGCATCCGGTTCTGACAATGTTATTAATGCCAAAGAACTTGGAAATCGGATTGGCAAAGACTTATTAGAACAACTAGACTAAATATTTTTATGCATCAGGATTACGATAATATGCCAAGCGAATTAATTTCGGTAGCAGAATTATGGCAAGAAGAAATTAATAAAATCACTCACGCCCTTGAATATTTAAAACTCTCAAAAGAACCAGCAGATCAAAGATTGCGTTGGAAATATGAAATTATTATTGAATATTTAAAACAAAGAGTTAAAGAAGAGATGCAAGGAATACCCCCTAAAACTTCTCCAAGAGAAAAACGTACACTTCATTAATACGGGTCATACGGACCACAAGTACTAATCACCATAAACCAAAGTTGATCATAGTCCCAAATATAATCGTGTTCTTCTTTTAAATATTTTTGCTGTAGAGGCCAAGCTTCTTTCTCCATTTCAGCAGTACAATTGAATTTAGCATTATTCATATCCTGAATATAGTGTATAAGTTCATGTAATAATAGCCCTTGAACCCACGGATCATCTATATTAGTTTCTCCCCTAATATAAATGATTTTCTTCTTTAAATCATAGAACCCATGAATGTCTGAATGCTCAGGCGCTTCTCCTTTATAATAATGCCACTCTAAAGGCGCTTTATCCATACGAATAACTTGTGGTGCGGGCCAATCCACATTATAATTTGTATTTGCTCCTATCCAGAGCATTAAAGCTATAATAAGTTCTTTCATAATTTATAATATTTATTTTTAAAATTTTAAGAATATTAATTAAGTGCGTATATTATTATTGTCCAAATATAATAAGTGTGTGTTTAAGTTAAATAGTGTTAGAGTAATAGGTTAATGGGAATGTCAGAGAACAATTCTATAATTGTGAAGTCTGAGGTAATGCTATATGGTAATTACCTACGGACTCATTCTGACTTACGAATAGATTACACAAACCCATTAGGAGAATCGGAAACAATCTTACTTAAAAACTATTTTCTGACATCCCCCGACCTTATTACCACTAAAGGATCAATCATCAAAGGTGACATCGTTAACCTACTCTCTGTCAATACTACACCCATTGACAATTCAACAGTTGCCTTTGATGACCCTTCAGCAATTGGTAAGATTACAATTGCTGATGGTACTGTTATTGTTCAACGTGTTAATCAAACTATTGAACTAAATGCAGGTGATCTAATATACCTTAATGATGTTGTAGAAGCCAAAGGTGGTTCTGTTGGTATTGCGTTTGCAGATCAAACTACAATGTCCGTTGACGCAGGTTCAAAAATGGTTGTAGACGAATTTGTTTATGATCCTGCTACTCCAACTACAGGTTCAATGAACGCAAATGTTATAACAGGAAACTTTTCTTTCGTATCAGGACAAATTGCAAAAGTAGGAAATGATGCAATGACCGTAACAACACCAGTATTAACAATTGGTGTTAGAGGTACGCAAGTGGCAGGTAAAGCATCACAAGAAGGTGAGGAAAATCAAATTGTATTACTTCCTAATGAAGATGGAACTGTAGGACAAATTTTAATTTCTAACCAATCAGGTACTGTATTATTAACAAAAGCATTTGAATCAACAACTATTACATCAAGTTTTATGCCACCAACTGTTCCTGTAATACTTCCTGAAGAAATTGTATTGAAAAAATTTGGTACTACAATTAATACTACACGTAGAACAGAGAAAAAAGCCGAAGAAGATCGTGACGATGAAGAATCCAAAGAAGATGAAGACGAAGAAGATGAAGATGAAGAAAAAGAAGAGGAAGTTGAGGAAGAAACTGAGGAAGAAACTGAGGAAGAAACTGAAGAGGAAGTTGAAGATCCATTCGAAGAAGAAGTTAGCGAAGAAGAATTAGAGGAAATGGAAGAAGAAATTGTTGAAGAAACAGCCCCGGTTGCTGAAGAAGAAACAATAATAGAAGAAGATATATTTGAAGAGGAACCAGTTGTCGAAGAACAAGAAGACCAACCTGTTGTGGAAGATACTGTTATTGAAGATGAAATTGAAGAAGAACAACCTGTTGTAGAAGATACAGTTGTTGAAGAAGAAATTATACAAGACGAAGATACTACAGAAGATACAGTTGTTGAAGATGATACTGTTACTGAAGAGGAGCCTGTTGTTGAAGAAGATACTTATGTTCCACCTGTTGTTACAGAGCCTATAGTAACTTATGAAGATCCTGTAGAAGACGAAGACACTTATACACCACCTCCTACAACAGATGATAATGTTGAAGAGGAACCCGATACATGGTATGATGATTTTGTAGAGGATCAAGAAGAGGAAGAAACAGAAGAACCGGAAACTAATGAGGCACCAACTTTTAATACAACTACTGCTGTATCAGTTGCAGAAAGTCTTTCTAATGGAGCAACAGTTACTACTATGTCAGCAACAGATCCTAATACAGATACATCATTAAGCACATTAACGTATTCAATTACAGCAGGAAACGATGAAGGTAAATTTGCAATTAATTCATCAACTGGTGCAATAACATATGTAGGGCAGGCATCTACATTAACAACTCAAACATTTGAAAGTTTTTCTAATGGTGCAACAGCAACAGGGTGGACTGGTGATAATGCAGTTTTAGATACTAATAAATGGACAACTGTACTAGGAAAAATTAATGGTAGCATAACTTCTGAACAAGACGTTTATAAAACATTTGACTATTCATCTGATTACGCAGGAAAAAGAGTTG